CTCTCTCATCCAGGTAGTAGTCGGATGCAAAGGTTAACGCTGAGTAAGTTATAAGATCGCTAGCAACCAGGCTAAGGTTATTGGTGTCGGCATCATTCACCAGAGCTGGAAACTCAGCATAATAGTAGAGTACAACTTCGCCAGTGGTTGGCGTTGGCCACAAAAGCAGGTTCTGCTGCTCTCTAACAAAGTAGCGTGGCTTACCCTGCTGAGCTGACTGTTGCAGCTTACGGTATTCTTTCATGGTAATACGCTGCAGCTCATACTCATTAGCGTAGAGGCTTATGATCTCCAGGAAATCTGTTGGCAGTGTGATGCTAGGTGTAGAGCCTGTGACGTTGTATGTCGTCTTGCTTTCGTTAAGTGGTGTACGCAGCTGGCGCTGAATACGTGCAATGCCCTGGTCAACAAATATGGTCGTAAGAGCTGGTGTGATATCCGACCGGTTTAGCAAGGCATCGAAGTGGGTCTTCAAATCACCATAGTTCATAGCTTACGTCCTTCTGGTTTTCTTCTTTGCTGGCTTCTTTGCAGTCTTGGCTGCTTTGGCAAATGCTTTGGCTGTAGGTGCGCCCTTTGCACCGGGGCTACGCATCTTCTCACCGCTGCCGGAAGCGATACGCTTACGTTTTGCATGTATATTCCTGTATAGAGACATTACGCATATCCCTTCTTGGTTTTGCTTTTAGTCTTCTTGACAGCTTTTGTAGCGGCCTTCTTTGCGGCAGCTTTACCAGCTTTAGTGTAGGGGTATTTCTTTCCCATAACATTTGGCATCTATGATCTCCGTGATTTCTTACCGGCGCACTTCCATTTCTTCCTGGACAAACGCAGTGGTGAATTAGGGTTTGCAGCTGCTTTCGGGTGTTTCTTCATCTGCCCGGCTGACCTGGCGCAATAGCTATCGCCCTTGGATGTGCCTGGTGATATGGAATAACCCTTGGCGCCGTATCTAACGGTTTTATTACCAACCTTTTTGCTAAACTTCTTTGAGCCTGAGTAAGCCATTTAAACGCTCTTATCTGTTGTCAGGAAACCATCGAGGTTCTCAGCCTTTAGACGCTTGATGATCTCTTTACCGTTCACGTTCGGGTCATAAATGTTAAAGCCCTCACGCATCCATTTCTCGATGACGATTGTCGGTATTGATGCCACGCGCTGAAAGTTACCTATAGGCTGGTTAGCGCTAGCGTTACGTGCATCCCGGACATCGTCCATGAACGCCTGGCTGATGTTCTGTGAGTGTTTACGGAATAAACCGTCAGCGTCTTCACCAAAGTCGGTATCGATACCAACCAGGTTCGTTGTGTCTTTTGTATTCATAGAGAACTCCTTGGAAATAAGGGTGATACCCCGGATAAGGAGAGCAAAACTCCAGGGTACCACCCATTAGTTATGGCTTATGACAAGCCAGAAATCATGCCATCTGCACCGTAGTTCATGTGCTTCAGTGAGTATTCACCCACAACGGCGTGTGTATCGCCGTCTGAGGTCTTACCCAGCAGAGTACGTGAGAACGGACGCAACACAGCTGAACGCCACATTGAGGGATCAATGAGGAGTGCATGCGTTGTCTTCATGTGGCGGTTAAGTACAATCTTGTACTCACCAAATGGACTGCAATATCTTCGCTCCAGCTCGCTAAACTGAAACCGCCTTTCGGCTGCTTATGGTTTCCCATAAAGTTGAGACTATATCATCACTGCTTTCCGCAGTGCTCTGCGCTTCCACCTGCTTAGGTGTACGAGAAATTCTCTAGTCGTTGAACCTTCCCCTGGTGGGGCTTGGCTGCTGATTGCCCACAGCATTATCTGTTTGGGTGTCCCAGCAATTCACAGAGTTTAATGTACGCCAGTTGTCCTTAGTTAACGTACAGATCAATCACGTTGATCAGTGAGCGTGTCTGAGCGAACTCACGGTTGCGACCAGATGATGCTGCAAAATTAGCAACAATGGTGGCATCCGCAGGTTTGATCATAAAGATCGATGGATCACTGCCGTTATCGTAACAGTCTTCGCCCAGCTCAAGCAGCTTTGCTTCTGTCAATGCGTCTGTGGCGGCTGCGCCGGCATCAACGTCAGTTGTGATCTGTGCAATGGCTGAATCCATCTCACGTGCAGTCGTGGCATCGCCAGTTACTTTGGCGTTGTCTTGACCGACATAAGCAAATTCTAAATCGCGCTTAATCTCTTTCAAAACTTTCGAAAGTTGATGGGCGGTCTCTCGTGCTCGACCGTGCGTTTTAATGGCATCGGCCGTCGCGCTGACCTCGAAAACCTTGCTCAGGATCTGCGTATTGTTAGTCCGTAGAGTGGTAGCTGTTTGTGTGCCAGCTGAAAAAGAAGCCCCTTCGACTTGCTTATTATCAGCCGCCGCAGCAAGAGCATCTTCTTGCCACTCGAATACACGTGCCGATACTTTCTCGGACTTAATTGAGGTAGTAAAAGGCACGTCTGTCGGCGTTATGTCGACTATAATACTGCTGACATCTTCAGCCTTACCGACTTGATCATCGCATTTGTTCACCTGGGAGCGTTAGTTCCAGGCCGGCTTTCGCCAGCTCATGCTTTCACATGAGGCCAGACCATATCTTCACCCAACTATGTTGGGGCTATGCGCTTCGGACTACTTAGCCCTACTCCCTACCACGGGATGGTCGTTGCACCTTCCGCATATGCGGCTTGGCTCAGGATTGCCCACAGCATCACCTGTTTGGGGTTTCCCTGAATTCACATAGTTACAACCTGGTATTGCTACCAGGCGACCCTTGTTACAAAGGTAGTAAATACTGCCATGTGTTAATCTCCATTAGGCAAATTAGTTTTCCCAACGAGACATAATCAAATCTGCAATATCATCCCTGTCCTGGCTAACCGAATTGTGTAGACGCTTTCTGACTTGCTCAGTCTTTTCATTACGTCGTTGTGTCGGTGTTGCCGGGGCTCTCTTACTCTTCAGAACCCGCTTCTTTGGTGTCTTTTTCTTCACGGTTGCTACTTTGCGACCTTCATCAAACATACGTGCTTTGTTAATGAGCATGATTACGTTTGGATCGACAAAAGTATCCACTTGTTCTTGTGGTAATCCGTGAGACACCGCGTAGGAACGGATATCGTTGTACAGCTGGTTAGACCAGTTTGGCAGCTCGTTCTGGAGTGTTTTTACGCACTCGGTTGCCGCCTCTTGCATGGACTTTTGTTGCTGCTGCTGCAGACCGCGATAGAAACCATCAGCCTCTTCTTTTAAGAAATCCAGGTTGGCTTTGGCCAGCTGGGCTTCTTTACGTAGTGCAGCAAAGTCGTTGTCCGCCATGGTTTTGGAGGCGACCAGCATGTCTACGTCAGCGTATGGTTTGTAATCCGCTTCTGCTTTCTCGATTAGTTTCTGAAGAACGAGATGTGATTTCTCACTAGATTCTACTGCTTCTTTGCGTAGTCTCGATACTTCTTGAGACTTTTGAGTAAGTGATTTCTCCTGGCCGGCAAGTCTCTTGAGATCGCCTACCGATACTTGTTGAGCTTCACCAGAGACTACAACTTCGACCATGGTGTCATCGGATAACTCAATGGTTTCCTCTTCGCCATCGTCTTCGTCTTCTGTCTCTTCAGTGTCTTCCTCAATATCTTCGTCAAGGTCGGTATCGTCTTCAAGATCATCATCGTCTTGGATTTCTTCACTATCATCCAGCTCAACGTCATTAGTCTCTTCTGTAACGTCAGCTGTTGCCTCTTCGGGGTCTTCAGATGCCTGTTTTTCGTCAGGGTCTTCCCACCGCTGTAAGATGGCTTCGGTTGGATCGACTTCGCCGGTTATTGGATCTAAGGCTAGTTCGATTTGCTGAGGGTTTTGTTGGTCGCTCATGTAGACCTATTCCTCTTCGTTGTTGTCACGGTTTGCTAAGATCTGATCACGGACGGCTACACGCTGTTGTAATGTAGCTACAATGTCCGTCAGACCACGATATGCGTTGTAAGCACGTTCCCGGTCTTGTGGGCTCTCAGGTTTCGAATTAACGAACTGCTGAAAGCTACCCTCGACCAGGGTGTTTACGACTTCGGTGAAAGTGGGATCAGCAATCAGCTTCTGCGCTGCGTCACCCATTTCTAGTGCTTGCTCTTCTTGTTTATCCATTTGTTATCCTGTCGGTGAGACAATGCCCCGGCGATCCTCAGTAACTTTGAGGATGTCGAGTTCGCCTTCATCGATCTTCTTCTTGTGTTGGAACTGTGCCTCTTTCAGATCCATATTGTCTGACTGAAGCGCGTGTGCAGCCTGAGCCTTGAGCTCTTCTAGCTGCAGTTTCAGCTGAGCAATCTCGGCATCACTTTGTGCCTTCATCTCAGCCACTACGGTCTGACGCTCGCTGATTTCCAGCTGCTTCATGGCCATCTCTTGCTGCATCTCTTGTGCGGGATTTGGTTGCGGCGGTGGCAGCTGGTCAGGTGGCGTCAGATAATCATCTACGTTTAGGATGCCCTGCTTTTCCATGATGGTCTTCATCACGTTGTAGCGCTTCTTGGCATCGTACATTGGTGCTAAAGCCTCGTCCTGGCTGAGCATTGCATGCAAAGCTAGGTACTTTTGTGCGTCACGGTCTTGCTCGCCGTAACCCAGCTTCAGCTCAGTAATTACGTCACGCTTGTCATCCCAGGTCGTAGGATCGACCGGAACAAAGTTACCCGCTAGCTGAACTATACGTTCCTGGGACTCATTGGCCAAAATCTCGCGGTACACTTTGTGGAAAAGTGGTGCCACAAAGCCATTAGCAAAATTTCGAGCTACTATTTTCTGGCGCTGCTGTGACATAGACGCCAGCTGTTCGACCATGGCGGCTGAGTTCTGCTTTGATATGGCGTCCTTCTCGATGCCACGGCTGAGGCGGCTAACACCGGTCGTGTCTTCGTTCTGCTCTTCCAGCAGCTGCAGCGTTTGGAATACAAACGGATTAAGGCCAGCCTGGGGCATCGGCGCCACGCCATCGATCCGGGTAACATTTACGATACCGCCCTGGCGATTATCGATCATTTCCCTGGGCGATGTGAGTGAGCCTTTAGCAACCAGGTAGCGTGGGTTGTTTGTGATCACAGCGTGATCCAGGATCGACCTGGTCAATACTGTACGTGCATTCTGTGTCGATACGACTTTCTCGGCAAAGTTAGAGCCATAAAAGGCATGCGGTATCGGTAGTGGGACGAATGCTACGAACGGTATGTCGTCTACTTCATACATATCGAGCAGCGCGTTGCCGGCTTTACATACCTTGTGCAGCCTAGCCATGCCGCTACCATCAGGGTCGATGTGTATGTAGCACTCATAGACCATGACCGTGCGTACCTGGTCTTGGAAGCCTTTAGCATTGAAGCCGCGGTCGCTGCCAATATCCTCATGCCGCGCCAGGATCTCTGGGTCTGTCTCTAGCTCAACATCGCTGTGATCGTCACCGATTTCCTCGATAAGATCCTCTGAGTAGCCCATCTCGCGCAGCTCAGTGATACTCTTACGCTCTCTGTGCGCCATAAAGGTCACTGTAGACAGTGATTTCGCCTGGGGCTCGATGATGAAGTTTTCCGGCGGCACTGATTCAATGACCACCTGGCTTTTGTCCATCTCGCGGCTGATTGTGCCAGACAGAAGACCAATCGAATTGGCTTCGCTTTCCTCAAGCTCAACGCCGTCCTGGGTCAGCAGCATGTCCAGCTCTTCTTCGGTGAGGTCAGCGAACTCTTCTACTTCGTATTCCAGGCGCTCATCCCAGTATACTTTGGCCAGACCGGCTCTAGCGAGCAGACCATCGTGGATCACATCCCGAGCCACAGAGTAAAAATCATTCTGCCTAAAACACACATAGTCTGTGTACTCACTGGCAATGTTGGCCATCACAACGTCATCAGCGTTTTGTGGTGAAAACTTTACGATCTTCTGTCCAGCTGCCATGCTCTCCAGGAGAGCTGCAGACATCGACTGTACGCTGTCGTAAACGTCCTGGCT